AGAAACGGAGACAATCTGATATGAAATATGCGGTGGACATTGAAGCAGACTCACTTACCCCGTCCACCATTCACTGCATCGTGGCGAAGAACATGGACACAGGTAGTGTCCACGTCTTCAGGGAGGGTCAGTGCTTTAATGACTGGCCTTCCTTTGTGAAACAAAACATCAAGAAGTTTGTCATGCACAACGGCATTAGCTTCGATGCCCCGGTAATGAACAGGCTGACAGGAACACGTATCTCCGTCGATCAAATAGAAGATACTCTTATACTGTCACAGATAACAAACCCAATGCGTGACAACGGACACTCACTAGATGCGTGGGGACGTGTATTAAACTTTCCAAAGCAGGAGTTTAACGACTGGTCAAGATGCACAGACCAGATGGTTGAGTACTGCAAGAATGACGTAGAGCTAACGGCAAGAGTTTACGCCACACTACAAAAAGACCTGAAGGATTTCTCTGCCGAAAGTATAAGGATGGAGCATACCATTCGCTTTCTAATTGATCGTCAGGAAAAGAATGGCTTTACTCTTGACATACAGAAAGCTATCTCTCTTATGAATAAACTAAGTGATATGGCTGGGCAGATTGAGCAGGAAGTCAAGCAGGCTTTTTACCCGCTGCCTACATTTATCAGAGAGGTAGAACCAAAGGTTAAGCAGGACGGTACCTACTCAAAGGTAGGACTTAAACATCTTGGAGATGACTGGGTGGTGTGCTGGGGTTCACATTCTGTCATCGACTTCCCTGAGTTTAACCTCGCCAGCCGACAGCAGATCGTCCAGCACCTACAGCACAGGGGATGGAAGCCTAAAACATTCACAGAGAAAGGACATGCAATTGTTGACGAGGGTGTTCTCAAGGATGTTGACATCCCCGAAGCAAAGCTTATCGCTCGTTACCTGCTGTTGCAGAAACGTGTCTCGCAGATCAAGCAGTGGATCGACCACTACGAAAATGATGGAAAGGTACATGGAAGAGTTCTTACGCTAAAGACTATCAGTGGTCGGATGGCGCATCACTCACCCAACATGGCACAGGTTCCTGCTGTTTATTCTGAGTTTGGAAAAGAATGCAGGGCGTGTTGGACAGCATCGTCATCTGATCGGGTTCTTGTTGGTTGTGACGCTAGTTCACTAGAGCTTCGTGGTTTGGCTCACTACCTAAAGGATGACAAGTTTATCAACGAAGTTGTCAATGGTGACATCCACACAGCCAACCAGAAAGCAGCCGGTCTAGCTACTCGCGACCAAGCAAAGACTTTTATCTATGCATTTATCTACGGTGCAGGAGCGGCTAAGATTGGCAGCGTTGTGGGTGGCACAGCAAGGGATGGTCAGCGTCTAATCGACCAGTTCCTCGCTAACGTACCGGCACTAAAAAGCCTACGACAACGTGTTGAACTATCAGCGGCACGTGGCTATATCCCCGGCCTAGATGGACGAAGGCTCAAGGTTAGGTCAGCACACTCAGCACTTAACCTCTTGATCCAAGGAGCCGGTGCTGTTATATGTAAGCAGTGGCTGGTCCATATCATGCAGCTTATAAAGGAGGAAGGAATAGATGCCTGCTTAGTTGCCAGCATTCACGACGAATATCAGTTTGATGTCAGGCGTGACCAAGCTGATAGGTTTGGAGAGTTGACAAAGAAAGCTATGAAAATGTCGGAAAAAACACTGAAGGTACGCTGTCCACTAGACAGTGAGTACAAGATTGGAAACAACTGGGCGGAAACACACTAATGGTTCAGCTAACAGACGCACAAAAGCAGCGAGGAGAAGAAGTAGGCAGACGCCGTTACAGAGTAAACAGACAACGGAATGTAACCAACAGGCTTGTGGCGAAGATGGATGTTGAGGAGCAAATACAGAATGACATCTACGGCGCGATGGCAGAGGTGTTTGTTGCTGACCTGCTCAACGTGCCGTGGAGTGGGGAGGCAGATAGCCCCGACAATATCTCTGACGTTGGAAAAGATATTGAGGTAAAGGCCTCACGATATAAAGCGGCACATCTTATTGTCAGACCACGCAGTCACAGAGCAGACCCAACCGAATACATAAAGTCACACAGATATGTTCTTGTAACATACGATACAAGCAGTCTTGACTTTACATTTGCAGGTTGGATTGCTGGCAAGGAAGTCATGCAAGAGAAGTTCTGGAAGAAAGACTCTTGGTGGGTTCCACAAGCAGAATTAAATAAGGAGCTTCCTCATGCCTAAGATAGAACTAGAACTTACCTATGAATCCGTTGACGACATCGTTAAGAAGGGGCTGATTGAAACCCTTGACTTTCTACACAGGTTCCCCTGCGACGACGACAATGCTTTATATGATTCGGTATTGTGCGTCCTTAAATACTTCTGTTCGCAAGATGAATACGAAAAGATTATGGTATCGGTACGTGACCAAACGAAGCGTGATTGGGAGGAAGCCACCCGGTCCACCTGAGACTGTTAGAGTATCAGTATTCTCCACGTTAGTGAGAGAATACAGTGATACTCTTAGGTAGGTTAAAAAAGATGTTGACAGCCTACCTCAACTGATCTAGTATGTACGAATTATCAACAGCCACCGTTGAGTGGCACATGCGAAAGGAAACTAATATGACTGTAATTACTGGCCGTGCTTTCTGGGCTTCCGTTCAGGCTCCCAACACCACCTATGATGCTGATGGTGTATGGACGATTGACGTATCGCTGGATCAAGCCAACAAGAAGCGGGTTGAGGAAGATGGTCTTCGCACCAAGAACAAGGGCGATGATCGTGGCGACTTCGTTACCATCAAGCGTAAGGTAATGAAGAAGAATGGAGAAAAGAACGACGCCCCGGATGTCGTTGACTCCATGAAGAAGCCGATGCCGAATGTTCTTATCGGCAACGGTAGCGTAGTCAACGTGAAGTACCGCACGTATGACTGGACTTATCAGGGTCGTGCTGGCATTAGCGCAGACCTTCAGACTGTACAGGTCGTTGATCTTGTTGAGTATAGCGGTGGTAAGGGGGGCGACGACCTTCCGGTCATCGAAGGCGGATACAAGCACGGCACAGACATTACGGATGACGTTCCCTTCTAATCCGTAGTATCCACACACACACGGGGCTGTCTGAGCAGAAATTGAGACAGCATTGGTTATCTGGGGTGGGCGGGACCAGATAGCATAATAACAAGAGAGGCAATCATGTCTAAATCAAAAACAATCGACACCGTAGTAGAGGATATCTACGCACTGTTCACGGACGACAACGAACTTACGGTATCTGACGAAGACATGAAAGCCTTCGCGGAATCCGTATGTCAATCTATAAAAAGAAGCATTGAAGAAAAGAGAGACAGGCGGGAAAACTTACGCATGTCTCTTGTGGGACACCCTGACAGGAAGATTTGGTACGAAGTCAACGGTGCACCACAAGAGACACTTTCTCCTCAGAACAGGATTAAGTTTCTGTTTGGAGACATCCTTGAGAGTATGCTGATCCTGCTGACAAAGACTGCTGGTCACACAGTGACAGACGAGCAGAAGCAAGTTGAAGTCAATGGCATCGTCGGACACATCGACGCCAAGATTGATGGGGTGCTGGTTGATTTCAAAAGTGCATCCTCATTTGGTTTCAGAAAGTTTAAGTACGGACACCTAGCAAGTGACGATCCGTTCGGCTACATTGCACAGATATCTTCTTACGCAACAGCGGAAGGCGCTGACGAGGCAGGGTTCCTTGCCATTGAGAAGCAGAGCGGTGAGCTTGCATACCTACGAGTCCACTCACTGGAGATGATAGATGCAAAGGAAAGGATCGACTCCGTTAAGTCGATGGCTGGAAGCAGCCAGCCTCCCATTCGTTGTTATCCTGATGTTCCTGATGGCAAGTCTGGCAATCGCAGGCTGGACACTGGCTGTGTATATTGTTCTTTTAAAACGCATTGTTGGGCAGACGCTAATGACGGTAAGGGTCTACGAGTTTTCTCCTACTCAAATGGTGAGAGATACCTTACTAGAGTGTCGAAGGAGCCTGACGTACAAGAACTTTCTGACGCTGTTCTGTAATTATGCAATCAAAGCCAAGAAAAAAATCAAGAAAGAACGGTCTAAAGAATAAAAGATTTAGATCGACTTCTGAGGCGACAGTCGCAGAACATCTTCTTGTTCTTGGCGTACCGATTTTATACGAGACAGAACGTGTCAAGTATCCGATTATGAGGGTGCGGACATACACCCCTGACTTCATGCTGCCTAACGGTGTCTTCATTGAGGTCAAGGGGTGGTTCCGACCACAGGATCGTACCAAGCACTTAGCTATCAAAGAGGCAGTG